TTCAATGAAGACAGGGTCATCTGCTGGTGATGGTGTTAACGATGCTTCAGACAAAGTAGTTTTAAAGTTGAGATATTCAGAAGGAACTGGAAATACAAATGCTAGAGATATTCAATTCGAGGTCTATATAACTAACGTGACAATGGGAAGTTCAACAGGTGAAATTAGTAATGTTGAATTTACTTGGGAGGCAAATGGCGCACCTTATACAAATACAACAATGATTAATTAATGAACGGGATTTATTTAGGACAATATGGAGATGTTGAACTAAAAAGAGATTCCCTAAATTCATTTTTAGGAACTCAGCTAGATCCTAGTGACGTAAACACAGCATTAAAAAGATTTTCTGTTAAGGGTGCATCTGGTGCATTAATTACAGGAGATCATGTTGATATTGCAACTGTTGATGGATCAAATTTAGAATTAGTTGCTGGTCATAATTTTCCAGATGGGTCTTGGTTTGTAAGTGTTGATCCATTAGGAGGTTTGAGATTATATTCCACTTTTGAAGCATCAATAGCTGGAGGGGTTACTAATTCAATTGCTTTATCTGCTCCGAGTGCAGTAAAAGATATAACTATAAAAACAAGGAATGATACTTTTAAGCATCTAGCAAATATAACCAGTTTTGAAATTACAACAGCTAGAGATTCAGTTGATTTAACCCATTTAGGAGATCAGTATAAAAGGCAATATGAAGCTGGTTTAATTTCAGGTCAAGGAACTATTGAATGTTTATGGGAACATAATCAATCTAAAGTGAATCAAGAATGCGGCGATGATGGAGAATTTCCTTTTTATCTTGCTCAGTTAGTTGTAAGACTTACTCAGGGTGCAGATTTTAAATCAAGATTTTTTATTTATAAAGACAATACAAACACATCTAAAAGTGTTTGGTATGAAGCAGATTGTATTGTAACTAGTGTTGTTGTTAGTGTCCCTGCTACCGAGCAAATCACATCAAGAATTGATTTTGTAACCAATGGAGAAATCAGATTAAATACTGGAGCAACTCCAAGTTATCTTCTTCAAGAAAATAGTTATAAGATTTTGCAAGAAAACAACAGCCCAATACTTTTAGAACAACAATAAAACCGATTAAGCAAATCTGCTTCCTTAGGGATAATATATATCTAAGGTTTTTAGTTTGAGGTTATGCCAGATTTAGAGATAACAGGTTTACCAGTCTTAACTGAAAGTTCAGTGGCGGCAACTGATGCTGCTGTTTTGGCTGACGTTAGTGCAAGTGAAACCAAGCAATTGACTGTTAAAGCCTTAATTGCTGGAGGTGTTTCTGTTATTGATGATGGTGACATTCCTGCTATCAAGGTTGGAACATTAACAACGAACCAAGTTCCAAGCATTGCTATTCAGGCTTCTGCTGTTACTAATGACAAAATAGAAACGTCTAGTTCAGCGACTACTGGAATTGATGGAGGAACAAAATTAAGAGATGGAACGGTAACTGTAGACAAGCTTGATAGTTCAAAATTTGATAGAGGTTTAAGTGTTGTTAGTTCAAAATTAGGAATTACCAATACTGTTAGCGGTGGAGCTGGTACAAAAAATGGAATTACATATTCAACAGAAGGATTAATTACATCTGTTGGTGATTTAGTAGCTTCTGATTTAAGCCAAGCTGGAGCAACTTCTACTGTATTAGGAGCTGTTTCTGTTCCTACTGCTGGAGCGTTAGCTGTTGATAGTAACAGTGCAATATCAATTGCAGATGTTTCTGGATTAACTCCTGGGACATATTATTCTGTTTCTGTAAATGCCAAAGGGCAGGTTACTGGAGGAAGCACTAGTAATTCTTCGACTTCAATTCCTACTGCTACAACAAGCGTTAAAGGTGGAGTAATTGTTCCCAGTAGTTCAGGTCTTGATGTAGACGCAAGTGGAAATATATCTATTGAAACTCAATCTGGATTGACTGCTGGTGATTACACAAAAGTCACAATTTCAACCCGTGGAATTATTACAAGTGCTGGAAGTATTACAGGATCAGATATTCCCAACCATAGTGCCGCCCTTTTAACTAGTGGAGAGATACCAGCAGATCGGATTGGAAATAATGCTATTACGACAGATCGCATTTTAAATTCTGCTGTAAATGATGACAAGATTTCAGGAGTTAGTGGAACAAAAGTTTCAACAGGTACTCTTTTACCAGCGGCAATAAATCCAAGTAATTTAGATCGAAGTATCAACGTAAGTGGAAGCGGAAATTTAGGAATTAATAATGCTGTTTCAGGTGGAGCTGGAACGAAAAACGGGATTACTTATAATTCTGAAGGCTTAATTAGTTCAGTAGCTGATTTAAGCAGTTCTGATTTAGCCAATGCCAAAGCAACAACATCTGCTTTAGGTGTTGTTCAAATAGGTTCTGGTCTTTCAATTACTACTGGAGGTGTTTTAAGTGTCAATGCATCTGCTTTATTAGGTGCAAATAGCGTTGATACAACAAATGTAGTTGATGCAGCAATAACTAATTCCAAGGTTGAAAGTTCAACATCTTCTACAACTGGTTTAGATGGAGCCACAAAAATAAGAGATGGATCAATTCCAGCGGTAAAACTAGCGGCTGCAAATATCGATAGAAGTTTAAATATTTCTGGAAATAATCTTGGAATTAATAATTCAGTTACTCCTACAACTGGAGCTGTAAAAGTTAATTTTAATGCCCAAGGATTGGTAACTGGATCAGCATCGTTAAGTTCCTCAGATTTAAGTACAGTAATTGCAACATCAACTGCAATAGGTGCTGTTAAAGTTCCATCTGCTGGAGGATTGAGTGTTAACGGAACAGGGGAAATTAGCATATCAGCGACAACAACAGGAGCAAGTGTTTCTGGCTTTACATTTAATAATTTTGGTCAAATCACTGCTGCAACTGCTTTAAGTTCTTCAGATTTACCATTATCAACTAACAGTCAAGTTGGAGGCGTTCAAGTATTAACTGGAGGAGGCTTATCTGTTGATGGTTCTGGTAATTTAAGTACAGCAACTTCAGGAGTTACTGCTGGTACATATCAATCTTTAACTGTTAATAATAAGGGCGTTGTTACTTCAGGAACTAGCCTTACAGATGCAGAAATACCTGTGCTTCCAGCTAGTAAAATAACAACTGGAACATTAGATGCTGCAAGGATAGCTGCTGATTCTATTGATGGTTCAAAGCTTAGTGATTCATCAACTGCGATTATACAATCAATAGCACAATCTGGATTTCCAACAGCCGATTTTGTAGGACAATTGCTTTTCGACCCTCTGACTGAGGAGGCTTGGCTAAATGACGGGAATGCATGGAATCCAATTACAACTCTTACTAAAGGAGCGTTGACCAGATTTGGCACATACGATCCAGCGACTAGCCAAGTTTCATTTGTAACTAGTGCAGGATCTGCTGCTGGTTTAACAGTGGGCCAGAATTTGCCAACAGCATCTGATGCCGTGGACGGCGGATATGTCGTAATTAATAATATTGGAACCCCAAGCGGTATTGCTGGAATTACTGTTGAGTTAAAGCCGCCCGATTATCTTTTAGGTGTTACATCTTCATCTACTTCAAGTAATTGGGTTCGAATTGAGTTATCAGATACCGTAGCTTCTCAGCAAGCAAGTTCAATTTCCTATACCCCATTTGGTCAGCTTTCAAGTACCAACGTACAGGCGGCTATTAATGAATTAGAAACAGAAAAAGTTGCAAAATCAGGAGCAACAATTAGCGGAGAATTATTAATAGGTTCATCTGGAAGTTTACTTTTTGAAGGTGCAACAGCGGATGCATTTGAACTAACACTTGCAATTTCTGATCCTCAATTATCGGATAAGACTCTCACGCTGCCAGATATTACGGGAACTCTGATCACAGATTCGGATCAAAACACTGTTACTTCCACAATGGTTGATGGAAGTTTAGTTAATGCAAATATTTCTGCCTCGGCAGCCATACAGCTAGCCAAATTAGAACCTCTTGCATCTGCAAAAATAATTGTTGGATCATCTTCTGGAGTTGCCACAGCGGTTAATGTTACGGGTGATATCTCCATTGATGATGCTGGTTTAACTGCAATCGGAGCTGGAAAGATTGTTGATTCCATGATTAGTGGAACAGCAGCTATTAGTGGATCAAAGATTGTTCAGGGAACCACTTCTGTTCTTGGTGTCTTACAGCTAACTGATAGTTATTCTTCTAGCTCAACGACTACAGCAGCTACTCCTGGGGCTGTTAAATCTGCATATGATTTAGCCGCTCTTGCCTTACCAAAATCAGGTGGAACACTATCAAATAATTTGATTATCGATAATGCAAAAGAAATTAGATTTAGTGAGGCAGATACAAACGGTTCAAATTATCTAGCTTTTAAAGCTCCTAATTCTGTAACGGCTGATATTACTTGGACACTTCCAGCAACAGATTCAACTGGAACTCAATTCTTAAAATCGGATGGATCTGGAAATTTAGGCTGGGCTTCTGATAGTACAACTGATAACACTAAGCTCCCACTTGATGGATCAGGAACAATGGCAGGAGCCATTGCAATGGGAACTAATAAGATTACTGGAATGGGTGATCCAACAGCCGCCCAAGATGCAGCAACTAAAACTTATGTTGATGGTGCAGATACAACTGGAAATGCAGCAACAGCAACAGCATTAGCAACTGCTAGAAATATTGGTGGTGTTAGCTTTGATGGCTCAGCAAATATAAATCTTCCTGGTGTTAATGCAGGAGGAAATCAAGACACCACTGGGAACGCTGCTACAGCGTCAACTTTGGCGACTAGCAGAAATATAAATGGAACAGGTTTTAATGGATCAGCAGACATAACAATAACGGCGGCGGCTGGAACACTAACAGGTTCAACTCTTGCTAGTGGTATTACAGGAAGTTCATTAACAGGTTTAGGAACTCTTTCTTCTTTGATTGTCTCAGGAAATATAAGTGCAACTGGAACTGGTGCAATAAAGATTCCTGTTGGTACAGATGCTCAAAGGCCAGGAACTCCACAAGTTGGTCAATTTAGATGGAACACCACAAGTGGTTCTGCTGAAATATATGACGGCTCGGCTTTCGCTCCTGTTGGTGGTGGAGCTGGAGCGACTGGAGGCGGGAATGATGAAACCTTTATCGAAAATTCTTATCAAGTAACAGAAGATTATCAATTAAGTTCTGGTAAAAATGCTGTTTCAGTTGGTGTATTACAGATAGCAGCAAACAAAACAGTTACAATACCTTCAGGAAGATCATGGGTGGTGCTTTAAATGCCAACTTACGGAAAAGTCGCTGTTAATTTTCTTAGGCATGATGTTTCAGGAACTGCTACAGATTTAGCAGTTGCTGATATAGCCAAGAAAGATGGTGAGACATTCACGGGAACGATGAATGCCTATGACCTGATAGTGGCGAATAATTTAACAGTTAATGGAACCCAAACAGTTCTGAATACTGAAACGCTTCAGGTGGAGGATCATCTGATTGACCTGGGCAAAGTTTCTTCTCCTTCAAATGCTTCTGCCTCAGGAGGAGGAATAAAACTTTTAGGTGGATCAGATGGAGATAAAACTATTACTTGGTTAAGTTCAAATAATGCATGGAATTTCAGTGAAAATATAGAGGTTGCATCTGGAAAGAATTTTAAAGTAGATGGAACAACATTCTTTGTTGACGCTACGAATAATAAGGTTGGTATTGGAACGATAAGCCCAGAAGGTTTATTACATCTTGAAGCAAGTTCATCTGGAGCAAGTTATACAGCAGATTCAGCAGACACTTTAATTTTAGAAAGGAATGGTGGGTGTGTAATAGATTTTAGAACTCCATCCGCTAATGATGGTGGGCTAATTTTTTCAGATAATGATGCAAGAGCGCAAGGAACTGTTCTTTATAATCATTCAGACAATCATTTGCAAGTTGGGACAGCAGGTAGTGAGAGATTTAGAGTGGGTTCGGCTGGTCAATTTGGAATTGGTGGAGCTACTTACGGCTCATCTGGACAAGTCTTAACTTCAGGTGGTTCAAGTGCAGCTCCTAGTTGGACGACAATATCGGCTGCACCAACCTTTACGGCTACTGCATCTGGAGCTATTACTGCTGCAGATAAAGCACTTATTCTTAAGACCGATGGAAAAGTAGAACAAATTGCAGAAACCTCAGTTTCAGCTGCTCAAGGAAGCGAGGTTTTACCTGGTAGTACATCACAAAATAAAGATTATGTAGAAACTTTTTCAATGGGTACTAATAGATTTCTTGCAACATGGATAAGAACTGGAGATAGTAATAAATTATATGCAGCAGTAGGAACAGTTACGGGTACAACTATTGTTTATGGCAGTGAAGTTCGTATAAGCAACCATACCAATACAAGAGAAAATACAGTCGATGCTTGTTATGACTCATCGATTGATGTTGGATACATAATGTTCCAAGCTGGTTCAGCGACTCAAATGAGGGGAATTGGTTTTACATTCTCTGGAACTGGCTCTAGTGCAACAATTTCTCAAAATGGTACACAGTGGAGTAATGGGGGAACAGCGAGACAAATGAAGTGTGTATCTGACCAAAAAGGCGGAATATATATGTTCTACGGAGCCGACAGTTCAGCACCTAAAGCAAGATGTGCAACACTTGCAACAAATGGGGCTGTTACTCCTGGTACTGAAATAAGTACTTTTAGTGGAGCAAATTATAACAATGCAAATACAGCAGATCTTGCTTACGACTCTGCAGCTGATAGGGTTGCAGTGGTTAGAAACAATGGTGGTCAAGATACACAAGCAGCAATTTTATCTAGAAGTGGAACTTTGGCCTCTTACTCTGGGGGAGCATCTCTCCAGGGTCAAACAAGAGGTTCCGAAGCTGGTATTCGTGTTATTTACGATACTAAAAACGACCAATTCTTATTAATTTTTAGAACCTATGCAGGAGGATCTAATAATGAAACAGAAGGTACAACATTCTATACAAATGCTGGTAAAGATGGATGGACTTTAGGAACTGCAAGATTTGTTTTAAGCAATAATAGATTTGATGATCAACAAGCAGATTATAGCGAATCACTACAAAAAGCTTTCTTCTTCATGCAAAATGATTCGGCTGGTAATACCTCAGTAATAACTTTAACGGGTACGGGTGGACAAGGGGGTACATATAGCGCTTCTATGGATGTAGCTTTCAGTTATAACGTTTCGTCTGTTGCTGGAGCAGCCTTAAGTAATGGAAAGATAGTGTTGGGTCAAAGAAATTCTTCAAATAGGTTTGCAACTAAAGTATGGCAAATTGCATATACAGCGACAAATTTAGAATCTAATAATTTTATAGGATTTTCTGCAGGTTCATATAGTGATGGAGACACTGCAACAGTGAAGATAGATAGTAATACGACAACTCAATCTTCTTTAACTCCAGTAAAAACTTATTACATTCAAAGAGATGGTACTTTAGGAATTGCAGCAGCAACTCCAAGTCAAGTTGCAGGTAAAGCTTTAAGTTCTACGAGCCTTCTAATTAAGTACTAAACATATTGTCAAATGCAAGTTAGACTGTAAAGAGTTAAATTATGCCTAAGTAGGGAGATTCTAATGGCCCCATATGGAGAATTAAAATGCAATTCCCTTATTTATGAGACTGGATCAGGTGATGTAACAGTAAATGTAAGCACAATTCCCCCAGGCAATGATCCAACCTTTACTGGAGTAGTAACTGTCCCAACGCCAGCGGCAGGAGATAACACAACAAAGGCTGCTTCAACTGCTTATGTCCAAACGGAATTAGCTGATTATGCAGCACTTACAGGAGCAACTTTTAGCGGAACAATTAACGGAACTAGCCTTGTATTGAGCGGGGATCTCCAAGTTAATGGAAATACTACAACTATAGATTCAACAAATACTACGATAAAAGATAATTTACTTGAATTAAATAGTGGTGCTTCTTCTAACGCTAATGATTCTGGAATAATTATTGAAAGGGGTTCTACTGGTGATAATGCAATTTTTGCTTGGGATGAAAGCGCAGATAAATTTATCGTTGGTACAACAACAGCTACTGCTGGATCAACTGGAAATATATCTGTAACAGCAGGAACACTTATTGCTGGAACGCTAGAAGATTCAAAGGGAAATTTAAGATCTATTCCTGTTAATGCTCAGTCATCAAGTGCAACTTATGTTGCTGCTACTTCTGACGCTGGTAAATCTATAAGTGCAACAGGTACGACTCAAACAGTTGAGCTAAGTGGATCTGCTGGATTCTCAGCGGGTGATGCTGTGACCATTATCAATGGAGATTCAACAACTTTAAACATCACAGCTACTAATAGTTTAAGCCTAAGAAATACAGCAGATGCAGCTACAGGAAATAGAGCCTTAGCTCAATATGGTATGGCAACTGTGTATTTCGTCAGTAGCACTGTCGCCTATATATCAGGTGCTGGACTTTCCTGATTTGTACCTACTAATTATTAAATAAGGAGGTTATTAACCATGAGTATTCAACAATTAATGCTTGGCGCAGGTGGCGCAGCTAAGAAGACGTATTTGGACGATGTGTTTAGCACGTACGTCTATA